AAGAATTTAAAACATTACAACAAAACTTAAATGGTAGAAGTATAGAAGATTATAACAAGGTTGTAGCCTCTAAAATTAAAGACTTGAACAAAGAGAAAGAAAAAATACCAATAAGAATAGATGAGCTAACTAATACATTAATTACAGAACATGATATTAATTATGAAGAACTAGAAAAAGAAAAGGCTAATTGTAAAGTAGAAATACAAAAAATAGATGCAGAAATGACAGATATTCAAACTAGAGCTAAAGAAAATATGAAAAAAGCTGACCAATTAGCAGCAGCAAAAAACGAGTTAAATACATTGAAACTAAAACTAGAAACAGAACATAGCAAACAACAATCGGAAGCTACAATAAAACTTGAAAGTGAAAAGGCTATATTAGAAAGTAGAAAAAGAAATCTTGCTGCAGAACTAGAAGAAAGAAAACAAAAGGTAGAAAATGCGGAATCTAGTAAACAAGAATTATATAAAAAATGGGATGAACTATTAAATACAAAGTTAGAATTTGATCCAAACTCATTTATTTGCCCTACTTGTAAAAGGGAATATCCAGCAGAAAAGAAAGAAGAACTAAAAGGCACATTTATAAATAACTTTAATGAACACAAAGAGAGCGAAAAGCAACGAATAAACAAGGAAGGACAGGCTTTAAATAGTGTTATAGAAGAAAATAGAAATAAGATAGAAGAAATACAAGAGACAATACAAAAAACAGAAAAAGAATTATTGGATATAAATACAAAATTAGAAGAAAATGCAAAAGAACAAAGCAACATTGGACCTTTTGATGTAACTAAATTGCCACAGTACCAGGAGAAAATAAAGCAGGTTGAGGAACTACAAACGGCAATATCTAAAATCGTACAAAGTGATACTACAGAAATTAGCAATAAAAAAGCAAAATTAGTGGACCAAATAAATGAAATAGATAAAAAACTAAATGAAAGGGATACACAAGAAAAAACGAAAGCACGAATAGAAGAACTAGAAGCGGAAGAAGAAAGCATATCACAAAAAGTACAAGAGCTAGAGGCACAACAATACCAAATTGAACAATTTACAAAAACAAAAGTTGAACTATTAGAAAATGCTATAAATAGTAAGTTTGAAGTAGTAAAATTTAGACTTTTTGATACACAAATTAATGGTGGCCTTGTTGAATGCTGCGATACATTAGTAAATGGAGTTCCATATTCTGATGTAAACAATGCACATAAAATACTTGCGGGGCTAGATATTATAAATACATTAATAAAATTCTACAAAACTTCTGCACCAATATTTATTGATAATAGAGAGTCAATAAATGAACTATATAACATAAATACGCAAATTATTAGTTTGATTGTAACAGAAGATACAGAATTAAGGATTGAGGTGTTATAAATGGAAAAGAAGGTATATGAATCATATGCATTTACTGAAAATGAAAGTGAAAAGTTTAAAATAAATTATGAAATATACGAAGAATTAAAAAGAAAATATAAAATATTAAAGGTAAGTGATATAGATCATAAAATACCTACAAAAGAAGAATTAGAGCAAAACGATATAGTATATTCAAGAAAAGCTTGTTATGCTCATGGAGAATATAGGATTTATAAATGCCCTGATGAAGTAACGCTAAATGAACTAGCACTAATATGCGATGGTGGAAATTTATGTTTTGGATATGGTGGAAACAAAAAGTTTTTATCTATATCAGAAGATTAGAAAGAAGGCAAAAAATGACTAAACAAAAAATTAAATTTGAAGATAAAGTTTTAGAATTTTTAGAAAGAGATTATGACATAAGTAGCCAACAAGAGATAAATTTGATAAGAAGAATACAAATAAGTGATTTGATGTTTAATCAGCATAGAAGGGAAACCTATTATACTGTAGTTGCTTTAATATTATTGGAGTTCGTATCTTTGATAGTAACATTACTTTTACAAAATATACAGATTAGTATTTATAATACTTTTATGAACATTGCAATATGTATAATAGTTTGTTTTCACACTTCTCATAATAGTAAAGTATGGAGAGAATACTCTAAAGAGTATAAAAAATTAGAAGATATATTAGAAAAGAAAGGAAGATATAAAAATGAATAATGAAATATTAAAAGTATCAAGTAAATCAAATCCAAATGCTGTAGCAGGAGCAATAGCAGGATTAATAACAGAAGATAAGAAAACAGAATTACAAGCAATTGGAGCAGGAGCAATAAATCAAACAGTAAAGGCAATAGCAATAGCAAGGGGATTTGTAGCACCATTAGGAATTGATTTAATTACAATACCTGCATTTGCAACAGTAGTAGTAGAGGATCAAGACAGAACAGGAATGAAATTTATTGTGAAGGGGATAAAATAATATGAATAATGCAGAAGAATTTGTAAAAGGAAAAATGAAAAACATAGCTCAAAAAGTTGAAAATGAATTACCTAATGGATTTGGATTTGTAGTTTTAGCCTTTTCATTTAATACAGAGCCTAATACTTCACAAATGATGTATGTATCAAATGCAGACAGACAAGATATTGTAAAGGCAATGAAAGAATGGATAGATAAGACAGAAAAAACATATGGAAATGATACAAATAAATATTAAGAAAGGAATTTGAAATTATGAAAAATGAGAAAATAAATATAACTAAATTAAAAAGCGAATTAGCGTATTACAAAGGATTTTATGAAGGAGTAAAGGAAATGACAACATTATTAGGAGATGGCCCAATAGATATAAATCATAACTTTAATGTAAGTGAAGAAAAAAAAGAAAGACCTAAAATGAAAGTAACAGTAGGAAGCATTGATGGAGAAGCAGTAGAAGCATTTAAGAAAATGTTAAAAGAGATGGGGGTAGAAGAATAGTATGGGAACAGAATTAGTAAATAAAGAAACTGGAGAAATAAAAAAAGCAGAACCAACAGCAAGCGAAAGATTTACAGCAATGGTAATAAATGAATTTAAGGGAAATGTTGGAGAATTAAATTTGAATGACTATCAAAGACAATTAGTTAGAAATTATTTCATAGGAATAGATAATTCTTTAAAGAGTGCAGAAGAAAGAAGAAGTTATAGTAAGAAAAAGGCAGCAGACCCAGCAGTAATATGGCAAAATGTAAATATGAATAAACTAGCCGTTGATGTAGTACAAAATGCAAAATTAGGACTAGATATGGCTGTTGCAAACCATTTAAGCGTAGTACCTTATCTAAATGGAAAAACCGGAAAATATGATTTAACACTAATGCCAGGATATGAAGGATTAAGATATGTTGCTATTAAATATTCAATATATCCAATAGTTGATATTAGAGTGGAATTAGTACATAAAAATGACAATTTTAAAATGATTACAAAGAATAATGTTGATTGTTACGAATTTGATATATCAAACCCATTTGATAGGGGAGAAGTAGTAGGTGGATTTGGATATATAAGATATAAAGATGAAACTAGAAATAAACTAGTTACAATGTCAAAAGCAGAACTACTAAAAAGAAAACCAAGTACAGCAGCAGCTGAATTTTGGGGTGGAGAAAAAGATAAATGGGAAAATGGTAAAAAGGTTGGAACAGAAACTATTGAAGGATGGCAAGAAGAAATGCTTTATAAAACAATGGTAAGAGCAACTTGTAAAAAGGTACCATTAGATCCTAAAAAGATAAATGAAAGCTATGTATATGTAATGGAAAATGCAGAAGACTATTATGTAGAAAATCAAGAAGACAAAGTAAAGCAAGAAATTGAAGATAATGCTAATAAAGAACTAATAGATGTTACACCACAGGAAATACCAAGTGAAACATTGATTGAAAGTCAAGAAATTTCTCAACCTGTATCTGAAGAAGAAAATATTGATACAACAGAAAGACCATCATTCTAATGAAATTAAAAGTATTAGGTAGCAGTTCAAGTGGTAACTGCTATCTAATAGAAGCAAATGAAAAAGAAAAGTTAATATTAGATGCAGGTGTTAACTTTAAGAATGTGCAAAAAGAACTAAATTTTAATTTTAGCGGAATAAATGGAGTATTGATAACACATGAACATATGGACCATTTGAAATATGCTACAAATTTTGCCCTTTATGGAATGGATATATATGCTTCAGCAGGAACTTTTGAAAAGCAACATTTAAAAGGACATAGATTTCATGTAGTAAAAGCATTAAAACAATTTGAAATTGGAAATTTTATAATACTTCCTTTTAATGTGCAACATGATGCAATAGAACCATTAGGCTTTTTAATTCAATATAAGCCAACTGGTGAAAAATTATTATATGCTACAGATACATATTATATAAAATATAAGTTTAATAAATTAAATTATTTATTATTAGAGTGTAATTATAATCAAGAAATAGCAAAAGAAAATGTAAGAAATGGAGTAATAAATAAAACTAGATATACGAGACTATTAGAAAGTCATTTTAGTTTAGATAATGTATTAAAGTTTTTAGCATCAAATGATTTGAGATATGTAAAAAATATAATATTATGCCATTTATCAGATACTAATTCAAATCAAATGATAATGCAAAATAGAGTATATGAACAAACAAAGATAAAAACAACTATTGCAAGACCAGGATTAGATCTAGAATTAAAATTATATCCGTTTTAATGTGGAGGGATATTATGAATAGTATAAAAGCAATAACACAATTAGAAGAATTGAGAAGAGATAGATTAAGCTTCATACAAAATAGTGATTCTGATGAAATTTATTTGAATGATATAAAAGCAATAAGTCTAGCAGTAATGGCATTAAAAAAGTGTCCTGACATAAAAGATAGAACATTTAATTGCCGAATGTGTGGAAAAGAATTAAAAACTTGGAGAAGTATTCAAAAAGGATTTGGTCCAGTATGTGAAAAGAAATATATAAATGATGTATATAAAAATCAACAACTAACTATGGATGTTATATTACAAAAGAAAGGAGAGGTAACCAATGGCCAACAATAAAGATGTTTACTATTTTAGCCATGATGCAAACGCATTATCGGATCCAAAAATATTAGCAATGAGATGTGATTATGGGTTAGAACGGATATGGTCTGTTTTGGGCAATATTAGAAATGCTTCGTAATGAGGCAACATATAAATTACCTCTCGACAAAACTACATATAGAGCAATAAAAATGCATACAGGAACAACTATTGATGTCGAGGCGTACTTGAAAGACTGTATAAGTGAATATACAGATGGCGAAAGTGGAAATGGCTTATTTAATTCAGATAAAAAATTCTTTTGGTCTGCAAGTTTATTAAGAAGAATGGAAAAGTATGAAACCTTAAAAGAAAAAAGAAGCCAAGCAGCAAATGCTAGATGGAATAAAGAAAGAAAAAAAGAAAACCAAAGCAATGCAAAGAAGAAACAAAAGCAATGCAAGTGCATAAAAGGTTATTGCATAAGTAATGCAAATGCATACAAAAAACGATACAAAAGCAATACAATATTATGCAAATTAAATCAAATAAAATCAAATAAAATTAAATTAAATAAAATTAAATTAAATGAAATCACATCTATCTTTCCATCTGGTTACAAAGCAAAAAAAAACAAGACTTTAGATGATATGATGGACAAGACTGAAAAGATGGAATATGAACTGATGATACATAATTGCGAAATGAATATATTTACTCCGGAACTAGCTATTGAAATGTCAGAAATTTTGAAAGAAATGTATATGAATCCAGATACAAGAGAAAAAGTACAAGAAATCAATTCTAAAAAATTATGTTATGCATTAAAGAATTTTGCTATTGCTAATACTATCTCACGAATAAAAATACCGAAATCATATTTTAAAAAATGCATATTATCAGCGTTAGAACAAACAGAATTAAGCACACAGTATGATTCAGATACAATAATGATGCAGATATCAGAAGCGGAGGAGTAAAGAAATGGGATTTATTAGAGAAGATGAACTAATATCTAGAGGATTAAAGACATGTGAAAATTGCGAATGGTGTATTCCAATAATAGAAAAATATAAGAAATTTGAGATAGAAGTACCACGATGCTTATTAAAAGGCAAACAAACAGGTTTATTTGAATATTGCGAGCTTTTCAAAAAGAGAACAGGAATGCACATAAGTATGTAGGAGGAGTTATGAAAAATATAGAAGAAATAAAAAAAACACCAGGCATAATAATAAAAAAACAAGGACAGGATGGCTTTGGAGGGACTATATTTCCAATAGAATATAAAAAAGGAAAAGTAAAAATAATAAATGACATTGATAAGGCACTACATTTTATATTCAGTTGGGGATGTGGTTTTGAACATTTGAGTGTATCAACACCAGTCAAAACACCGACATGGGAGCAAATGTGTTTTATGAAAGACATATTTTGGAACGAAGATGAAGTTTGTATGCAAATACATCCTAAAAAAGAAAATTATGTAAATATTATGCCATATTGCTTACATATATGGAGACCGATTAATAAAGAGATACCAACTCCACCAAATATAATGGTTGGTTTTAGAAAAGGAAAAGAAAAAGAAGATATCCAAGAACTAATTGAATTTTATAAGGATATGCCCAAGTGGTAATTTTTAGAAACAAACACAACCTAGAAAAAATATACAAAGGAAGGGCGAGAACGATGGTAATTGAAGATATGCAGCAATCATTAGAATTGTTGGAAAATATAAAATATTTTTTCTATAACATAGAGGAAATAGAGAAAAAATTGAATATAGATTTACGAAATAAGGAATACGAAAGAGACGATCTGTTACACGAAATAGAATTGAGTAAATTAAATGCTATTGAAATAATGGCAGTTTATAAAAAACTAGAAAAGGTACTACAGGAAAGAAGAATAATAAAAGATAAAATAGATCTAGTAAGCACAATAAAACCATATACAAGTAAGTTTATAACAAAGGGGATTTGTGCTGAGACTGATACGACTATAAAAAATATAGAAACATTAAAAAGAAACCAGGAAAATAGGCAATATACACCAAGAGTATTACAAGATTTAAAGTGTGCAAAGAAAAAGAAAGGAGAATAAAAAATATGAATTTTAGACAGATTCAAGAAATTCAAAAAATAAACAGATTAAAGGAAGAAAATGAATGTTTAACTTGCGAAGTTGTAGTAGTAAAAGAATTTAAGAAAGCACCGGTATCAATAGTACAAGGAAATGGGGGGCCTATTGAAATGGCTCAAATGGCAAAAGTACTAATGGATGTTGCGGAACAGTTAAAAAAAGAGTTTCCGGAAATAAATGAGATAATCCCAATGTTAGATAAAAACGGAGGAATGAAAACAGCCTATAAAAAAGTTGAAAGTTGGAAGGAATTATAAATGGATATAAATAGAGCATTATTGATAACAAAAGATAGAATAGGCAATTTAAAAGAATTTACACCAAACAATAGGAGTGAAGTTTATATTGTAGCAGAAACATTAGAGTATTTAGAATTTGTTGAAAAAATATTAGAAAAGGAAAAAGAAGATGAACAATCAAGAACATTGGAACATTGAACAATATAGGGAATATCAGAAAAAAGGTAATAGGAAAAGCAAATATGGAGCAGTAAAGACTTCCGTAGATGGACAGACATTTGATAGTAAAAAAGAAGCGGACTATTATTGCAATTTGAAGTTAAGGCTGCAAGCAGGAGAAATAAAAGGTTTTTGTTTGCAGCCTGTGTTTATACTAGCTCCAGGTTTAAAATATAAAGCGGATTTTATAGTATTTCATAATGATGGGGCAGCAGAAATTATTGATACAAAAGGCTTTAAAACAAAAGAATATATAACAAAGAAAAAGGTGTTTGAAGATAAATATAACCTAAAAATAAAGGAGGAATAGAACAATGAACCCAGTAAATTTTGAAGATATGAATTGCATATTCAAAGCAGAAGAATGTGGAGATTTACCAGCATTAAAAACAGATAAACATATAGTTTCATGTTGGAAAATGACCGAAAAAGAGAAAAAAGAATTTATGAAAACTGGAAAGATATACTTGTCTGTAAGGGGAAATATACAGCCACCAGTTAGTTTATATGTAGATAGGCCATACATAAGACAATAAATTTATAAAAAAGTAGGTGATGATGAAGTATGTCTAAGAGAAAAGAATATTCAATATATAAGGGAGAAAAAGAAATATTTGTGGGTACTATTGAAGAAGTTATGAATCACTTTAATGTAAAAAAAGAAACTGTTTATTTTTGGGCAACACCAGCAAATAAAAAAAGAGCAGACACAGGAATTAGAACAGGAAGAAAACCTAGAAAAAAAGAGCAATCAGGTGTTAAAGTAGCTGTGAGGCTTTGGGAGGATAATGAATAATGAAATTTGAAGATATAAAAAATATGTCAAAACAAGAATTTGAACAATTTTTATTTAAGGTTCAAAGTAGCAATCAAAAGTTTTGTGTAAGATGTGGAAATTTTACATTAGATAGAATTACTATTTCTGTTGCTAAAAATGGAAACTCTCCACGAAAACTATGTAATATGTGTAAAGATTGCTATACTGATATGTTGGACTATTTAGGAGTAAGCGATATAGAGGAGTAAGAATGGGAAATTATAATAGTTGGAAAAGTGAAGATAGATATTATGATATATGCCCAATGTGCGGACAGAAATTACCACAAAGGCACATGGTTTTGTTAAAAAAAGCAGATACATACACTAATAAAAAACTTACAAGACTATGTAAAGATTGTTATTTGAAAGTTTTGGATTTCATTGGCATTAGTGATATTGAACTATACTAAGAATATAAAAAATAAGCTGTTCATTAAATTGAACAGCTTGGAAAATAAAAATACAAGAAAGGAGAAAAAATGGGAAAACCAGTACAAAGAAAAAGGTATAAAATCAAGCAGAATGTTACTTGCGAACAATGTATAAATTGTATGTATATTGAACATGGAGATATGTACTGCGATGAAAAAGAAGATATGCCACTTGTATATGATGAATTTTGTCCAACTGAAAATTATATGTGGTGTAATGGAAGAAAATTTATTGAAAGGTAGGAACACTTATGAAAATTTATGATAAAGAAATATATATGAAAACTGAAAAAATAAAAGCAACTTTAATGGTTATTTTATGTTTTGTTTTTGGATTTGTTGTTGGGTGTATAGCAATAAACCATGATCTAAAAAATGAAAATACCAAGCTAAAAGATAAAATAGGTGAATTAGAAAGAACAATAGATAGGAGACAGGCAATAATAGATGAACAGTATGTCGAACTGGACTCATTAAGAGAAACAGTATATATGTATGAATTAAATGGAAGGTAGGTGTTACAAATGATAAAGTATTTAATAATAGGGCTTTTAATAGGTTTTTTTATAGGAGATTTTATAGGTATGGCAATAATGTGTATATTGCAAGTAGCAAAGGATGGTGAGGAATAATGCCATCCTTAGAAATAAAAGGAAAGAAAACAGGAATTATATTCGGTTTTAGAGGTAAAAATCAACTTCCATTATTTATGATTATAAAAGAGTACTTCGATGAAAATGGAGAAGTCGATTTTGCAAAAGTATTATTTGAAATTGAAGGAAAGAAATGCAAAGAAGAATATAAGAAAATATTTGAAAAGGAGGAATAATATGTCAACAGATGAAGTAAAAAAGTTAATAGTAGATGGCGATATTTTTATGCAGGACAAAGATGGAGAAATTAGTAAAATAGCGGAAATACAAAATTTTGAAAGTGTGCAGGAAAATAATCAAGATGATGCTGCAGATGCAGTAAGGTACGCAATAGAAAAAGAAAAATCAAAAAGTGTATCAATTACGATTACAAGAGAATCATCAATACATTTGCAAAAAATGTTAGGTATTGAAAGAATTTCAAGAAAAAGATTTATTAAATTACTTATGGGATGTAGAATTCAAAGAAATGATGCTAACATATTTGCAGATATAGTTAGAAAAAATGAATATGGATATTGTCCGATTATGGTACAGGCAGTTATAGAGTGGGTTATAAAAGAAATACAAAAGGGGGAAGAATAATGAAATGTACAGATAAAGAATGGGATACTTGCCAAGTTGAAAAAATGGGATGTCCAGGTTGTTACTATGATAAAATAGAAATAGATGAATACATAAGAAATAAGGCAGGGTATATAGGAAAAGTAAAAAAAATTATTGAACCTGATGAATATATGAATGAAAAGTATTATTGCTGCGAAACTACAATGGCAAGCGAATATAGGAGCCAAATAGTAGAACATTCAAAATCAAAAGTAGACTTAATAAAAGAAGGAGACTATGTAAATGGACATCTTATTGTAAAAATTAGAATTGATCCATTTACAAAGAAAAAACAACTATTTACTGAACATTGGGAATACAACTGGCAAGGAGATGGGACACTGGTAGTGTTTTACGATGAAGATATAAAAACAGTATTGACACAAGAAATCTTTACAGAAAATAGTATTGAGGTAGGTGAGTAAAGTGAATTATATTTTTTTGGACATTGACGGGGTATTAAATAATAAAAAACATTACTCTAAACAACATAAAAAATATGGTGGAAGGTTCTGCTGCGAGAATATGCCATTTAATCCTAGAAGTATATTAAATTTACGAAAAATAATTGATAAAACAAATTCAAAAGTAGTAATATCTTCTTCCTGGAGAAGAACAAAAAATGGAATGATAGTATTAAAAGCAAGACTTATAGAATACGGAATAAAAATATATTCCGTTACTCCATTTATTAGCCGGAGATAGAGGAAAAGAAATATTACAGTGGTGCAAAGATAATACAAAGGATGGAGACAGAATATTAATAATTGATGATGAATTATATGATATTAAAGAATACTTCAGTGACAATAAAATTGTAAAAATTAATTACAATGATGGATTAAATAAAATAAAGAGATATGAGGCTATAAGAAAGTTAAGTAAAAATGGAGGTAAATTATGGATGATGTAGAAAAAATAAAAGAAATGAAAACTTGCTTTGAAAAATGTACTGAGGCTTTAGAAAAAATAATTGAGTTAATGGATAAATTAGACAAAGAAGAAGATGAAGAAAAAATGAAGCGAATTCAAAACAAAATTGAGGAAAAAACAGGAGTGTTTGTAGTCCAAATGTTGAAGATAAATAGCTTTAAGTAAGGAGAAAAGATGAAAATTGATGTAAATGGAGAAACAGAAGATTTAAGTGCAATGCTAATTGGGGCAGAAAGATATGCATTAGGAAGAAGAACATATATTGTGCAATGGACTTGTGAGTTTATAGGCAATAACTTACACTTGCTAACTGAAAAGGATAAGCAAGTAATGATAAGAGATATAGAAAATCCAATAAGTTATGGAGATGGGTGCGACAAAGTGTGTTGGATTCAGTTATTAGAAAAATTGAGAAAGGAGAACAGCAAAAATGAATGAAAAGATTAGTAATACAATAGCACTACATCAGATGTCAATAAATGAACTGAAAGAAATAAAACATCGAGTGGAAACAACTGAATCAGAAGATGTAAGATTTAGAATAGAAACAAAACATTGGTATGGGTATTCAGAGCCTTTTATTGCTAAAAATAAGGATAAACTAGAAATATCCGTATATACAATGAATTTGATATTAGATGAAGCAATAAAGAAAGAGAAAGAAAAAATAAACAGCTTAATAAATATTGAAATAGAAAACAAATGTAGAAAGGAGAATATAACAAATGAAAAAGCAAAATCAAGAAAAAGAAAAAGCAGAAAAAGAAAAAGCAGAAAAAGAAAACAAAGATGAATCACAGCAAATGTTGAGTTGGTTTCAAATTATAATGCTCATAGGTAGACCATTGTGGGATAAGACAAGAAAAAAATGGAGAGTTTTAAATGGCTATCAAGCAGTATTAGGAAACACCAATAATTTATTTTATGAAGTAACATTTACAGACACACCATACTGGGAGAATTATGCTGATAAACAATTATACTTAAGTGTTCCAGTAGAAAAGGAGAAACAAAAAGAAAGTGGAGATAAAGGAAGCAATAACAAAGACAAATGAATTAAAACGAAAAATAAAAGACAAGCAATATATTCAAGTAAGGAAAGATGGTACTGATAGTTATGGATATATTGAAGCTCTAAATACATTAGTAAAAGCATTGAAAATGTATATAAAATAAATAGGAAACATTGTATTATAGAATAAGAAATAGAGAATTATAATTTACTAAAGCACAAGGCATACAGTTTACCTAGAAGGAGAGGTTTTGTATGGAAAAAATTGAAATATCTGAAAAAGAAAACAAAATATTAGGTGTTATAGAGCAACTAATAAATTCTGCAGTAGAAAAGGGAATTGAAAAAGGAATTGAAAGGGCAAGAAATGAGGAAAGATTAAGAGAAAAAATAACATATGATACCAAATTAAAAAATACCAGGCTTTTAATAAAAAATTATAGAAGATTTTTAAGTGCTTGTCAGCAGGCAACATGGACTGAAAGTGAACTAGAAACAGCAACTGTTGATGAGGTACTAGATAAATTATATTGTACTACATCTGATGAAGTAACTGTAGTTCAATCTATATTAGCGTCTAAAAAAAGAACAGAAATTATTATAGAACATATAAAAAGAATTATAAAATTTTATATATATGAAGCTGAAAGCAGTAATAATACAGAAAAAATAAGGAGAGCTCATATTATTGATGATCTATATATAAAAGGAGATAAGAAACCAAAAACAAAAAGTATGTCCGAAAAGTATCATATTAGTGAAAGACAAATTAGTAGAGACCAAAATACTGCAATCGAAGAAATAGCAATACTTATGTTTGGAATAGATGGTATAAGAAAAATGTTCTAATAATACAATGTAAGTTTGTCCATAATTTGTCCTTGACATGTCATAATCAAGGAACTATAATGATATTGTGAAAAAATATAAATTACAAAATATTCAATCCCCTAAAAGACCTATTATGGTCTTTTTTATTTTGAGAAAGGAGTATTATTGAAACAATTTAAGAGCTTTTATAAGGAAGTAGGCGGAAATGAAGGCAGCAAGTGTAATTATCCTATAAGATTAGATACTTATCGGATGTCGGTTGCAGCCACGATTGTAAGTATTGCTATGCAAAATCCCTATTAAGCTTTAGAGGTTTGTGGAATCCTAAAAATCCAAGTGTCGCTAATGTTGAAAAGCTAAAAAGGAAAATTGATAAATTAAGAAAAGGAACAATAGTAAGACTTGGAGGAATGACAGACTGTTTCCAACCAATAGAGTTGGACAATAGGATAACCTATAAAATTATTAAATATCTAAACAAAAGAAGAATTGGATATTTAATAGTCACAAAATCAAGTATTGTTGCGAATGATGAATATTTGAAAATTTACGACAAGGATTTGGCCCATTTTCAAATTACCGTTACTACCACAGATGATAGTAAATCAGTAAAATATGAAAAAGCCACAGTCCCTAGTAAAAGAATAGAAGCTATTGAAAAATTATATAAAAATGGGTTTGATGTTCAAGTAAGATTAAGCCCTTTTATTTATGAGTATATAGATTTTGATATATTGAACAACATCAAATGCAATAAGATTTTAATAGAGTTTTTAAGAGTGAATCATTGGATAAAACAATGGTTTGATATAGATTATTCTAAATATACAGTAAAACATGCCGGATATGAACATTTGCCTTTAAGCATTAAAAAGCAATATCTACAGAAAATCACAGGCTTTGAACAAATAAGTGTATGTGAAGATGTAGATGAACATTTTGAATATTGGAAAAGCAACATAAATCACAATAAAAAAGACTGTTGCAATTTAGGAGGATGAGAATATGAAAATTGAAAAAGTAAGTATTGATAGTATTAAGGTATATCCTAATAATGCTAAAATTCACACAGCAGAACAAATTGAAGAAATAAAAAAATCAATTCAAGAATTTGGAAACAATGATCCAATTGCTATTGATGAAAAAGGTTTTATAATCGAAGGAGAAGGAAGATACCTGGCACAAAAAGATATGGGACTAAAAGAAATAGAGGTTATAAAACTTACACATTTATCTGAAGAACAAAAAGTAGCATATATGCTAGTCCATAATAAACTAACTATGAATACCGGATTTGATATTGATATCTTGGAAGAAGAACTTGCAAAAATATCTAATATTGATATGCAGGAATTTGAGTTTGATATAAAACAACTTGAAGAAGAACTGGAAAACGAAGTGAATACTTCAAGTGAAAGCAGTTTTAATTATAAGGAACAATATGGAGTAATTGTAATATGCAAAAATGAAGAAGACCAAGAAAAAGTATATAATAAATTACTTGACCAAGGTTATGAATGTAAGGTGGTGACAACATAATGGATAACAAAACAAAAATAGAAATTCATAATCGAGTTCAAGATTTCAATAGTTATAGAGCAGCAAGGGTTAAATCATTGTTTAATGCAGAAAATGGTTGTAATTTTGATTTGGAAGCAGAAATAGATTTATCTGGAGAATGGCAAATTGGAGTTGTAGTTGGCCCTTCTGGAAGCGGAAAGTCTAGTATAGGAAAAGTTATATTTGGTGAAAACTTAATATATGACTATACAAAAGGCTGGGCGACAGATAGACCAATAATTGATGAAATTGCTCCGAATGGTGATTTCAACGAGGTCACAGGAGCGTTAGCAAATGTTGGGTTAGGTGATGTACCTGCCTGGTTAAGACCATTTAGGGTATTATCAAATGGGGAACAATTTAGAGCAGGGTTAGCAAGACTAATTTGTGAAAAACCAGAAAAAGTGGTTATAGATGAGTTTACATCTGTAATTGATAGACAAATAGCAAAAATAGGTTCACAAGCATTTCAAAAAGCTTGGAGAAGAACGAATCCAAATGGGAAGGTGGTGTTGTTAACCCCACACTATGATATTTTAGATTGGGTCAAACCGGACTGGGTATTTGATACAAAAACAAAAGTATTTGAGCGTGGGTTGGCCAGGCAAAGACCTAAAATTGACCTCCAAGTTTTCAAGGTCAACCAAAGTTACTGGAAATATTTTAAGCCACATTATTATTTAAATTTACCTATGCCGCCTTGTGCAGAGTATTTTATAGGGGTTGTAGATGGAGAACTAGCTTGTCATGTAGCAGTTGCTCCTTTTTTTACATCCAATGGATACAGAGCAACAAGATTAGTTACTATGCCAGAATGGCAAGGTGCAGGTGTTGGAATGAAGTTTTTAGAATGGATAGCACAATATCATTTAGAAGGTAACGGAAGATGCAATAAAAAATTTCCAACTTATTTTCATACATCGCATCCACAGTTATGTATGGCATTGAGAAAAAGTAAAAAATGGGTGCAAACAAGTGCAAATTTGTATGGTGGAAATAAAACACGAAGTTCAAAATCTATTATGAAATCAAGAAAAAGACATAATGGTGGAGAAGCAAATGCGTGTGCATCTGGATACGGTGGACATTTTAGAGCAGTACAGGGATTTAAATATATAGGGGGTTAACAATTATGAATATATTTATATGTGGGCAAAAAAGTTTTGGAAAAGAAGTCCTAAAAGCATTATATGAAAAGGGACATAATATTGTTGGTGTAGCACCACCACCACAAGAAAAATACTATGATAAAATGCAAGGATATGCAATAAAACTAGGAATACCTGTGATAAGCGATTGTGATAGATTAGTTTCTAGGGATATACCTGAAGAAACAGACCTTGTAATTGCAGCACATTCACATTGGTATATATCAACTAAAATTATTGAAAAAGCAAAATATGGAGCTATTGGTTTTCATCCTTCATTGTTACCTAGACATCGTGGACAAGATGCTGTTAGGTGGACCACTGCTATGAATGACAGTATAACAGGAGCAACAGTATTTTGGCTTGATGATAGTGTAGATGGAGGAGATATATTCCTTCAAAAAACATTATTTGTTGATAGAAAATGGAACTATCACGATTTATGGAGAGAAATATTCCCAATAGGTGTAGAAATGATTTGTAAAGCAGTTGATCTAATAGAAGAAGGCAATATTATAAAAATTCCACAGGATGAAAAATATGCTACCTGGGAGCCATCTTTTACTAATACAAGGTTAAAAAGAAATGAATTATTACAAATAGGTAATGGAATAAATATTTGAAAAGGTAGGTGGGTGATATGATGTGATAGATGATAATAACAAAATTTCTAAAATAAAAAAAGACTATATGGCAGGAAAAACCTATAAACAAATAGCACAAAAACATGATGTCACTTATAACGAAGTTCTTTATTTAGTAAAAAAGAAAAATTGGAAAAGAAAAAGCAACTTAAGTAAGGTAAAGAAAGGAAATCAAAATGCAAAAGGAAATAAGGGTGGACCAGGAGCAGAAAAAGGAAACACTAGAGCATTAAAAACTGGAGAATATGAAACAATATATGATGACCTACTGACAGATGAAGAAAAAGCTATTATGAAACAAACAGAACTATACGATAAGAAATATCAGATAATGTCAGAAATAAAAATGCTATCCATACGAGAAAGAAGAATGATGCAGAGGATAAAAAATGTAAAAGAAGGCAAAGACTTAACAATTGTGAGAATGTCTAAAAGTACATCAAAAAATATTTCATACAAAAGCAACGGAGCAACTACAACAACTGAAGCAGAAAGTACAACAAATATTATTCAAAGACTAGAAGAATCACTTACAAGAGTGCAAGAGGCCAAAAGACGATATATTGATAGTTATCACAAAATAGAAACTGATGATAGAAAACTTGAATTAGATTTGATTAGATTAGAAATGGAAGCAGCAAAGGATGATAGCTCAAATAATGAAGATATGAAAGATGACAGTTTTATACAAGCGTTAAACGATTCGACAGAAGGTGCATGGAATGATTACACTGAAGAATAATAGTAAAAGTTTTGATGAAAGAATATCTAATCTAAGAAACAAAGTAATGCAAAATGCTATTACTTTAAGAAAAAAAATAAAAAATGGTACATTATTCAAGTTTAAGCCATTTAGTTTAAAACAAAAGAAGATTTTGACCTGGTGGACAGATAAAAGCCCAGTAAAAGATAAAAATGGAATTATTGCAGATGGAAGTATTAGAGCAGGTAAAACATTATGTATGTCATTATCATTTGTTTTATGGGCAATGACAAGATTTAATGGACAAAATTTTATATTGGCAGGAAAAACAGTAGGAGCATTTCGTAGGAATGTTCTTTTTTGGTTGAAGCTAATGTTAAGAGCACAGGGATATAAAATAAAAGATAGGCGTGCAGACAATATGTGTGAAATATCCAAAGGAGAAATAATAAATTATTTCTATATCTTTGGTGGTAAGGATGAAAGATCACAAGATTTAGTACAACGGAATTACTGCTGCAGGGGTATTTTTAGATGAAGTTGCATTGATGCCACAGTCTTTTGTAAACCAAGCACTTGCTAGATGCTCTGTAAAAGGTTCAAAATACTGGTTTAACTGCAACCCAGAAGGACCAAATCATTGGTTTAAAGTTGAATGGATTGATAAAAAGAAAGAAAAAAATATATTACATTTACATTTTACAATGGATGATAATCCAAGTCTTGATGAGGAAACAAAAGAAAGATATCGTAAAATGTTTGTAGGAGTTTTCTTTCAAAGATTTATATTGGGGTTGTGGGTACTTGCTGAAGGTATTATATATCCTAATTTTGATAAGATTAAGCATTGCATAAAACCTGTAGATATTCCTAAAAAGTTTGATTTCTTTTATGTATCATCAGACTATGGAATTACAAATCCACAGGTATTCTTATTATGTGGAATAAAATATATTGATGGAAAGCCACAAGTATGGATATTAGATGAATATTACAATAAAGGAACTAAAAAGAACAAAAAAGGACAGGAAGAAAAAATAACAAAGACTGACACAATGTTTTTAAATGATTATAAAAAATTAATTGGAGATTTGGAAATTAGAAAGGTTATTATAGATCCAAGTGCTACATCTTTAATTAATTTATTTAAGCAAAATAAAATAGCCGTTAAGGAAGCAGACAATGCGGTTATAGATGGTATAAATTTAGTTTTGAATTGGTTAGATGAAGAAAGAATCCATATTGTTGAAGAAAAGTGTCCTAATATAATAAGAGAATTTAATTCATACATTTGGGACGAAAAGGCACAGGAAAAAGGAGAGGATAAACCAGTCAAACAAAATGATCACGCATTAGATGCATTAAGATACTTATTACAAACATTATACCCTAATAAGAAAAGGGGAGCATATTTTGTGCAGTAAGGAGAGAAAAATAATGATAACAGAGATGGATAGAATAAAAATGATAATAGCAGAAGGAGCAAAAAAAGGTCTGGTATTGTCAAAATTTATAGATTTACAAATAGATGATTTTAAGAAATCAGATACATTTAAGGAAATGGTAGAAGGAAGTAAATACTACAAAAATCAAGGTGATATTGAAGATAAACAAAGAATTATTATTGCAGAAAATGGAGAAGAACAAGTAGCACCACACGCAAAAAACTATAAACTAAAACATCCGATTATATATAAAATGATAAACCAAAAAGCAGGATATCTTTTAAGAAAAAAGCCAACAATAAAACAAGTTTTAGCCAAAAATGAAAATGAAGATGAAGAATACAAGGACTTATTGAAAGATTTATTTAATAATAAAATGCATAAAAGACTAAAATATACACTAATAGAAGCAGTAAAAAGAGGAATTGCTTGGTGGCAAATATATATCGATGAAAATGGAGATTTAAAAGCAAGGTTAAGATATGCAACTAGAATTATACCATTATGGCAAGATGAAGAACACGAAATATTAGATGCAATTATAATGACATATGAAGTTGAAGTATATACAAGTGAAACAGAAAGAGACAAGAAAACAAAAGTAGAGTATTGGGATTTAGATGGTGTAAGGTATTATATCTATAATGGTTCTACATTACAAGAAGATGTGGAAGAAGTAGAAAAGAGAAGCAAATTAGTAATTGGAAAAGATAGTGAAGGAACAAGTATTGTTGCACATTTTGAACTTGATGGAAAACCACAAAGATGGAAAAAGATACCTTTCATATATTTCAAGTATAATGGAGATGAAATGCCACTAATTCATTTATTGAAAAGCCTTATTGATTGTTACGATGAATTATGCTCTAGAACAGGAGATTCAATTTATGAAGCACCAGATGGAGTTAATGTTGTAAAAAATTATCAGTCGGAAGCAGGAACTTTTCAAAAAAATCTAGCAACATATAATACAGTATTTTTGGATACTGATGGAGAATACGATCGTAAAGATATAACTTTAAATATAGAAGCATTTAAAAGTTTTATCGAACAATTAAGAAAAGATATTTATGAGGGTGGCTCTTGCGTTGATACTCAAAGCGAAAAATTTGGAACACAGGAGTCTGGTGTAGCATTAAAACAATTATATGCTGACCTAGATTTAGACTGTAGTAACATAGAAACAGAATTTAAAAGCAGTTTGGAATATTTTATGTTTTTCTATAATAATTGGGTTGAAATGAGTACAGGCAAAGATTATTCCGATAAAGAAGTAGAATATGTATTTAATAAAACAATGACTGTAAATGAAAAAGAATTAATTGAAAACTGTGTAAATAGTATGGGAATAATAAGTAAATATACAATTAGATCAAGACATCCATATGTTAGTGATGTAGAAGATGAAGAAGGAAAAATTGAAACTGAAGAAAAAGAAGAAGAAAAAAAACAAGAATCTGAATACGATAAAATGATAAAAGAACTAAATAACAATAAATCAACTAGCAATAAAGATGGTGCAAAAGTTGGTGATAAATAATGGGAAATAATGCAGAATATTGGACTAAAAGATTTGAAGAACTTGAAAAAGCACAATTGCTGAATGAGGCTAAATATATTACAGAATTAAGAGAAACATACGATAAGGCATTAAGCACTGTAAAAAAAGAAATAAACAATTGGTTAGTAAGATTTGCAGTAAATAATCAAATTAGCTTAAAGGAAGCAAAAAAGTGGCTGAATAGTGATGAACTGAAAGAACTGAACTGGGATGTACAAGAATATATAAAATATGGAGAAGAAAATGGAATAGATCTAATCTGGAAAAAACAATTGGAAAATGCAAGTTCAAAAATACATATTTCTAGATTAGAAGCATTAGAATTACAAATACAACAACAAGTTGAAAAGTTGTATTATGATGAAAACAATAGTACAAATGATTTTATACTAGAAACATATAGAGATAATTACTATAAAACAGCCTATGAGCTACAAAAGGGTTCAAATGTAGCATTTAAATTTGCAACATTAAATTTAGATATAATTCAAAGTATAATATCTAAACCATGGACTACAGATGAACAAACATTTTCTGATAGAATTTGGAAAAATAAAAAAGCACTAATTAAAACATTACAAACAGATTTGACACAATCAATAATTTTGGGGAATCCACCAGATAAAGTAATAGATAAAATCTCAAAGGATTTTAATGTTAGTAAGAATAAGGCTGGAACACTGGTAATGACAGAATCTGCTTTTTTCTCAAGTGCATCAAGGCAAAAATGTTTTAATGAGTTAGGGGTACAAAAGTATATAAACATAGCAACATTAGATTCAAGAACATCAGATATATGTAGAGAAATAGATGGCACAGTATATGAAATGAAAGATATGAAAATAGGAATTACGGCCCCACCGTTTCATGTAAGATGTAGAACAACAACGGCACCATACTTCGAAGATGAATTTGAATTTGGAGAAAGGGCAGCAAGAAATACTGATGGAAAAACCTATTATGTTCCAAGAAATATTACTTATAAGGAATGGCTAGAAAAATATGTTTATTCAGATCCGGCTACAAAGAAAGCATTTGAAACAGATGTAAAAATGAATAAAAATAAATCATCGGATTATGAACAATATAATAGATACAAAGATATATTAGGTGATGAAATGCCTAAAACATTTGATAAATTTCAAGAAATGAAGTATAATAATATTGATGAGTGGAAAAATCTAAAAGCACAATACTCTGATGCGTTAGGAATAACGACTGAAGAAAGAGCAAAAAAATATATTGATAATGTAAATAAGACCATAAATCAGGGAAAGCAAGATAAACATATAATTGGAAGTAATAATTATATAGACGGAAAAAGCTATTTAACTATTTCAAAAGAAAAAGCACAAGAGCTAATAAATCAATACGCAGGAAAGGGACAATTAGAATTTAGCGACAGTGGTAAGTGGAACAAAAAAGAAATAATAACAGTAAAAGAAACAATCGGAGTTGTAAAAAATAAAAATAATGAGATAAAGACAAATAGCTTCAAAATACATTATAGTAAAACTGGAACGCATATTGTTCCTTATAGGAAAGGTGGAAACTAAAATGAAAGGAAAAAATTTAGAGGAGTTATTAAATAAAAAAGTTAATATAGAATCATTTAGTGGTAAAAAGTATGAAGGAATAATAGTTGGTTATGTACCAGCACAAGATAATGATCCAGAAATTGAAGAAATAAGTATAAAAAATGATGCAGACAATAAAGTTTATTCATTATTTGAAAACGAAGTGAAAATTATAAAAATACTTGAAAAATAGCCAAAAAACGACGCATGAAAATGGAATATAAGGCTATTAAAATTTAAAGGCATATAGTTTTATATGTCTTTTTTTGGTGTCTATAAATAGTGGTGGATTAAATGGATTCTTAAACAGCCAATAAGAAGTTATAAATGTAGGTATGTTATTTAACATACTTATTTTTATATATTACGATTTTGTAAGTTGTTCGAAAACAACACCAGGTCGGAGGCGTTGCTCCGTATAAAAACACGAAAGCCTGAATGAAAGGAGAACTCATGAAAAGAGAAGAACTAAAAGCAATGGGATTAACAGATGAGCAAGTAGAGTCTGTTATGGCCAAAAATGGTGCAGAGGTTGCTGCATTAAATACTCAGATTACAACCTTACAATCTGAAAAATCACAATTAGAAAACGACAAAAAAGTTATTACAAAAGAAAAAGAAGATAAGGAAAAAGCAATTGCTGATTTACAAAAAAATAGTATTTCAAAAGATGAATACGACAAAAAAATCAAAGAAATTGAAGAAAATGCTAAAAAAGAAAATGAAGATTATATCTATAATGATTTATTAAATAAAGGATTAGATGATGCAAAAGTGTTAAAAGATGATTTAACAAGGGAAGCATTTATTTCACTATTAAATAAAGATAAAGATAAAATTAAATTATCAGATGACAAAAAATCCCTAATCGGATTAAAAGAAATAACTGATAATTACAAAAAACAAGCACCACATTTCTTTGAAAAGAAAAAAGCCAATGGTTATGAACCAGTAAATCCAGAAGGAGACAAAGGCGATGATGATGGTGAAATTAGTATGGCTGCTAATTTTGCTAAAGAGGCTAATAAAAGTGAAAGCCAAAATACAAAAAGCCAATTTTTTAATTAAATTTTTTAGGAGGTAAAAATTATGTATGTTAATAAAGAAAGTGTAAAAGAAAAAAATTTTTTAGCATCAGCAAAATACCAAAACTTTACTGAGCAAGTAGATGATACAGGTATAGAAGCGGATGAAAAAGGTAGAAAAATAGTTCAAGCAGGAACAGTGTATAAAAAAGGTGAAAAGGCAATAGGTTTAGTATTTGCCGATGTTGATGTAACATATGGACCACAACCTGCAGCAATAATGGTTGAGGGATATGTTTTAGAGGCAAGATTACCTGCAGTTGTATCTTCAGAAGATAAAGCAACAATGACAGGAATTAAATTTAGATAAAATATAATGATAAAAAATAATAAAAAAGGAGAGTGTGTTAATATGCCAAAAAGTGTATTAGAATTATTTAGTCAAAAAGAAGTTTTAAATTATTTAAAAGAAAGAAAATTCCCAGCTTTAATGGGTGAGGAGTTATTTCCAGAAACAAAAAAACAAAGTCTTGAATTCGATGTTTTAACAAATGCAAGTAAAACACCAGTTATAGCAAGTGTTCATGGTTTTGATACAGAATCAGAAATAGGACAAAGGGAAGCAGAGAAAAAAGCTGTTGAATTAGCTTTAATCAAAAGAAAAATGCAATTAAAAGAAAAAGAAATTATTGCATTAGAAAGTCCAAGAAATGATGCTGAAAGACAAGCTTTAATGAAAGATGTTTATAATGATTTTGATAATTTAGTGGAATCAGTAAGAGCAAGAGTAGAAAAAATGAGAATGGATGTTATTGCTAATGGTGTTATAACATTAGATGAGAACGAATTGAATGCTACTATTGATTATGGTGTACCAACTGAAAACAAAGTTGCAAATGTTGATTGGTCATTAGAATCATCAAACCCAGTAAATGATATAATTTCATGGGCAAATAAATTAGATCAAATGCCAGGAAGAATAATAACTTCAAATACTGTACTTGCAAAAATTCTATCAAATAAAAATGTTGTAAATGCATTATTTGGAAAGGATAGTACAAGAATTGCAAGTGTTGGGGAATTAAATACATATTTAAATTCTCTAGGACTACCAAGCATTTATACATATGACAGAAAATATAGAAAATTAGAAAAGAATGGTACATATACAAAACATAGATATTTCCCAGAAAATAAATTTGTTATGATTCCTAATGAAACATTAGGAGAAACAGTTTATGGACCAACAGCAGAAGAAATAAGATTACAAAGAAATCCTGCTATTGATGTTAGAACTGTTGGAAAAATCTTTGCTTGTATGTATGAAGAAGGATTAGATCCTGTAAGCACTTGGGAAAAAGCAGTTGCTACAGCTTTACCAACATTAAGTTGTGCTGAAGATATCTTCCAAGCAGAAATAAAATTATCATAAGGTAAGGACATTAGTCTTTACCTTATTTTTGAAAGGAGAAAGGATTTATGAAAAGAAAAGTAAGAGTAACAGGTCCTGGAGTTAAATTAAATAATATATGGTGCTATATCAATGAGGAAGCTGTAATTGATGAAAAACAATATAAAGAAAATGAGAAATATGTTGAAGTTATAGAAGAAATTGAAGAACCAAAAACAGAGCCAGAAAATCCAATAAATCCAGAAGGAAAGCAAAATGATGGTACCGACATAAATGACGGTACCAATGATGAAGGAGAAAATTCTGGAGAAAACAAAAATGAAACTAGCGAAGATGAAGAATTAGAAGCATTAAAAGAAAAAGCTAAAAAACTTGGAATAAAAAATGCTCATAATATGAAAAAAGAAACATTGATTGCTAAAATTGAAGAAGCAAAAGCAGGAGAAGGCCAAAATCCAGAAGGAGAGTAGGTGAAAATATGGTTGATAAAATAAAAAATAAAACTAATATAGATGTAGATAAATTTATAGAAAGACTGAAAAAAGAATTATCTATAAATACTATTTCAAATGATGAAAAGAAAAAAGAAGCAAATGAACAATTAGTTTATTGTATATATGATGTTTTAGTTATTATATTAGATGTAACACACCAAAATATAATTTCAGAGGGATTATATACAACATGGCTAAATATGGTAAAAGATTATTGGTACTTAAATAAGTATGATGATCAATTTGTAAAAAGTATAGATGCTGAAGAAAATGAGGACAAAAATGTCAAAGTTAAAAGTATTCAAGTAGGAGATACAACAACTACATTTGCTGATACAACCTCACAAATTGAAATAAATGGGACAACATACAATACCGGAACAATAGATTTTGATAATGATATTCTAATAGAAAAGTATAAAAAGGCTTTATATAGGCATCGAAAGATGAGGTGGTAATATGAACCAATATACATTGATTGCAAGAAAAAATATTGAAAAACAATATGACTCGGAATGTACGATTTATGAATTAAAACCTAAAGTAATTAACAATATAACAAAAGATGTTGAAACAGAAGTCTTTAAAAATAAAAAATGTAGGATTTCATTCGAAGACATTTATGTGAATACACAAACAGATACGGAAGCAAAAAAAGTACAGAAAATAAAGTTATTTATTGCACCAGAACTAGAAATTAAACCAGGAAGTCTAATAATTGTTACTGGCAGAGGAAGAACTACGAAGTATAAAAATAGTGGTGAGCCAGCAGTTTATGATACACATCAAGAAATAATTATAGAATTATGGAAAGGATGGGCATAATGGCTAAATGGGGAAAATGTGATTTTAGTGAATTTGAAAAATTAGAAAAAGAATTTGAAAAACTAGCGAAAACAGATGTAGAAAAATTCTGTAAAGATGTAGCCAAAGAACTTGCAGCAAGGTTGCTATCAAAAGTTATTCCTAGAACACCTGTTGGGGAAGGAACCTTTGAAGTAATAAATGAAAAAAAATATACAATAAAAAGTGGTGGAACTTTAAGAAGAGGATGGACAGCGAATACAGAAGCAGAAGCGGAAAGTGGAAGTGTACCGGATCCAACTACATATGCAGATTCTTTAAAAATTTTTAAGTTTGGTAACAACTATATTGTCATTGTTGAAAATCCAGTTAAATATGCATCCTATGTTGAATATGGACATAGACAAGAACCTGGCAGATATGTTCCTGCGTTGGGCAAACGACTAAAACAAAGTTGGGTTGAAGGAAAATATATGTTGACTATATCTGAAAAGGAACTTGAATCACAGTTGCCAGCAATATTAGAACAAAAAATGAAAAAATATATAGAGGAGTGTTTAAATAATGGTTAAAAGTGTAGTAAATGAGATTATACAGGGAATAGCAAATAAAATCGCACTACTATATAAAGATAAAGGCCAATATCCAATATATACTGATAGAAAGTTACAAAATCTTGAAAAACCTTGTTTTTTTATAAAAGTTCTTAATGGAGAAGAAAAAAAAGAAATAGGATTGAAAGATAGATTTTATAGAGATTTATTAAGTATAGTAATTATTGGGTATGCAATGGATGAAGATACCGAAGTATTAAATGATATGAGTGATACATTATATGAATTAGAATATATAGAATTATCAGATAAATCAAAAATAAGAGCAGATAAATTGAACCATAAAATAGAAGATGGAATTTTACATTTCTTTATAGATTATAAATTATTTATAAAGAAAGATATTAACGAAACAACTAAAATGAATGATTATAGTTTGAGTGGGGAGGTAAAAGAAGATGAAAAAAACTAAAAAGGAAACGATAAGTGAAGAAAAATATACAAAAAGTCAAATAGTTAATTCAAAAATCTATATTAGTAATAGAGATTTATTAAATGCAGTTTTAAGAGAAAATAAGAAATATACTAAAATAGAAATTGATGAAATAATAAAAAATTATATGAAAGGAAAGGTGAACTAGTTATGCTAGGAGGAGGAAATTTTATAAGTCAAAATAAAAAGTTACCAGGTACTTATATTAACTTTGCATCAGCACAAGCCACATCTTCTAAAATAGGAGAAAGAGGAATTGCTGCAATGGCAATAGAAATGGACTGGGGACAAGATGAAAGCATTATTGAAGTTACATCAGAGAATTTTACAAAAAATTCATTAAAAATATTTGGTTATGATTATTCAAATGAAAAATTAAAAGGAATAAGAGATTTATTTAAAAATATTAAAAAAGCATATTTTTATAGATTAAATTCTGGAAATAAGGCTACAAATGACCTTGCAACAGCAAAATGTAGTGGGGTTAGGGGTAATGACATAAAAATAGTTATAGCAAAAAATATTGATGAAGATAGTAAATATGATGTAAGTACATATTTAGGAACAAAAGAAGTAGATGTTCAAACAGTTAAAACAGTAAATGAACTAGTAGATAATGACTATGTTACATTTAAAATGCAAACTCTTGCTGTAACAGCAGGAAAAGCTCTAGCTGGAGGAACAAATGGTGATGTAAGTGGAGAAGCACATCAAAAATTTTTAGATAAGTTAGAATCATATGAAATAAATGCCGTTGGATGTACTGCTAAAGATGAATCAACTTCTAATTTATATGTTCAATATGCTAAAAGAATGAGAGATGAACAAGGAATTAAATTTCAAGCAGTTGTATATAACAATTCAGCAAATTATGAGGGTGTTGTAAATGTTAAGAATACAACTGTTGAAGATGATTCAGCACTTGTTTATTGGGTTACAGGAGTAATTGCTGGTTGTGAAATAAATAGATCAAATACAAATAAAACATATGATGGAGAATATACAGTAAATGCTGATTATACACAAGCACAATTAGAAAATTCAATAGATAATGGAGAATTTATACTTCATAAAGTTGGAGATGAAGTTAGAGTGTTGGTAGATATAAATAGTTTAGTAGATATTACAAGTGAAAAAGGCGAAGAATTTAAATCTAATCAAACAATAAGAGTTCTAGATCAAATTGCTTCTGATGTAGCAAGTGTATTTAATTCTAAATATCTTGGAAAAATAGCAAACAATGAAGCCGGAAGAACATCACTTTGGGCTGATATAGTTGCTTTATTCAAAGATTATCAAACTTTACAAGCAATTGAAAATTTTGAAGATGAAGATATTAAAGTTGCAATTGGAAATGATAAAAAATCAGTAACAATTGAAACAAGTGTACAAGTAATAAATGCAATGGAAAAATTATATATGACCGTTGTTGTAGAATAAAAGAGAGCTTTTTAAGTTCTCTAATTTTTTTATAAGGAGGAATTTTAAATGGCAAATATTACAATGAATGCAAAAGATGCCGTTAGTGCAAAATTAGCAGAATGCTATGTTACTATTGAAGGCAGAAGATATTTACTAATGCAAGGTAAGGATTTTGAAGCAAAATTTGAAAAAACAAAGAAAGAAATAAATGTGTTAGGAAAGACTGGTTCTGGTAATAAATCAACAGGTTGGAAAGGAACTGGAAAAATAACAATATATAAAAATACATCAATATTTGATGAACTAATGGAAAGATACAAAAATACAGGAGAAGATATATACTTTGATATACAAGTATCAAATAGTGATCCTACATCAGCAGCAGGAGTTTGCACAATGGTATTTTCAGGATGTAATGTAGATGGTGGAGTGTTAGCTTCATTTGATGTAGATGGTGATTTCCTAGAACAAGAAATTGACTTTACATTTGAAGATTTTTCAAATCCAACAAAATTTACACAATTAGCAGGTATGCAATAAAAATAAAATAAAAAAATAGTTAATGAAAGGAAAGATAAGATATGAGTTTAGAAAGTTTTATGTTGAAAGATGAAGTAAAAGAAGTTGAATATGTTGCTTCTAATAGATTTGTAGATAAAGAAGGAAAAGTAGAAAAATGGAAACTGAAAACCATTACTGCAGATGAAAACGATGCAATAAGAAAACAATGCTATAAACAAGTTCAAGTAGGAAAAAGAATGAAACAAGAATTTGATACTGTAAAATATTTAGAATTATTAGCTGATAAATGTGTTGTTTATCCGGATTTGCATAATGTTGAATTACAAGATTTCTATAATGAAATGGATTCAATAAAATTGTTGAAAAAACATTTATTAAACCCAGGAGAATATGATGATTTAATGCAAGAAATACAAGAAATAAATGGATATAGTTTAGATGATGCGGTTGAAGAAGCAAAAAACTAATTAATGAAGGCGAGAGTGAGGCTGTATATGCACATTTTTGCCTTCAAAAACTTCATAAATTTCCGCATGAATTTCTAAATCTTCCGTTTAAAGAAAAGGCTTTTGTTATTGCATCTGTTCAAATAAGAGCAGAAAATGAAAAAGAAGAAGCCAATAAAATTAAAAAGAAATAATCTTATTTTTCTAAAAGGAGGAAAATATGGCTACTATAAAAAGTTCAATAGTGGTACAAGATATGGCTTCCTCTGTATTTGCAAAAATACATTCTAATGTAAGTAAAACAACAGCAGGATTTAAAAACTTGAATAGTGAAATGTCAAACGCTCCAACAAAAGCAATAAATAATGCTGAAAGGTTAAATGCATCGGCAGTAAAAACTGAATTAGCATATCAAGCAGAGTTACAGGTTCTGAGACAAGTTGAATCTGAAGCTAAAAAGATTATTGCAGCAGAAGGAACACAAAGTGCAAAAGCACAAGATTTAATTTCTAGTGTGGTTGAACAGAGAAGATTAGTAGAAGGTTTAAAGAAAGATTATGATAATGTTTCTAGTAGTATTAAAAATTCTCAAAATAGTCAAGAAAGCTTTAATAATAGTGTGAAAAAGACACAGGTAAACCAAGAGAGACTAAATAATAGTATAAAAAATTCACAAGAAAATCAAGATAAATTTAGTAATAGTATAAACACATCATATAGTAATGGAAATAAACTTCTTTCTACTATAAAAAAAGTTGCATTAGCAGTTGGTGGTATATCTGCAATAAAGGGATTGCTTAATTTGTCAGATGAAATGACAAATAATAAAGCAAGATTAAATTTGATTGTAGATGATGGTGGTAGTGTAGAAGCATTACAAAATAAAATTTTCGTATCTGCAATGAATGCTAGGGCTTCATATCAGACTACTACAGATATTATTACAAAGCTAGGTTTACAGGCCGGCAAGGCATTTAAAGGAAATGATGAATTAATTGCGTTTGCGGAACAATTAAATAAAACATTTGCAATATCCGGAACTGAAGCAACAGGAATAGAATCTACAATGTATAACCTAACACAAGCATTATCAACAGGTGTACTTAGAGGGCAAGATTTAAATGCGGTATTTTCAAATGCTCCGCAAATAGTTCAAAATATTGCAGATTATTTAAATGTTCCAATTGGTAAGATTCGTGATATGGCAGCGGATGGAAAGATTAGTGCACAAATTGTTAAAAATGCTATGCTAAAAGCTGCAGATGAAACAAATGCAAAATTCAATAAAATGCCAATGACTTGGAATCAAGTTTTTACTAAAATGAAAAATATTGCAATAAAAGCATTGGATCCGGTACTTAATAAAATAAATGCATTAGCAAATAATCAGCAAGTGCAAGAAATGTTTAATATGTTTATAAACGGTGCTAGTTTAGCAGCACAGGCAATATTAAACTTAATAGAAGGTATATCATGGTTGTTAAGTGTATTAGAACCGGTAGCACCAGTTATACTTGGATTAGTAGGAGCCTATGTTGGATTTAATATAGTCTCAATGATTGCAAGTGGACTTTTAGGTATGTTGTCAATAGCACATGGAATAGCAGGAGCAGCTGAAATGTTACATTCTGGGCAAACTATGGCAGCAACTGCTGCACAATGGGGGTTGAATTCTGCATTATTAGCCTGTCCAATTACTTGGATTGTGATTTTAATAATGGCCTTAATTGTTGCACTAACATATTTATGGTTTACTAATGACAAAGTGGCATACGGAATACTTTATGTTTGGGATGCATTGAGACTAGGAATAATGGTTGCTGGACTTGGAATTCAAGGTGTATTTTATGCGATAGTTTTAGGTGCTATGGCATTATGGTTAGGAATTCAAACTTGTGTACTTGGGGCAATGGCTGCTTGGTTTGCTTTTCAAACAGGAGTAGAGGCTGTTTGTTTAGGTGTTTTAAGCATCTTTCAAGGTTTATACAATGGGGTTGTTTGGTTAGTAAACCGGAATAATTCAAGCATTGAATAAAATACCAGGTGTTCAAATAGATACTGTTGAGGCAGCACACTTTGCTGATGATTTTGCAAGTAAAATGACAAATAATATAATAGATAGAAATGCAAAATTACAAGAAATGGCTAGTCAAATGGATGGAACTGTAGATAAAATAAACCAATTAAAAGGAGAGTTTGGAACAAAACTTAATGCATCAGCAACTAATATACAGAATACAGCAATAGATATGAATAATACTCGACAAGATAGAGTAGACCATCGAAATGACTGGATAAATGGTGCTGGAAATGCAATAAAAAATGTATTAAGTGATAAGAGTTTCTCAATAGATCCATCACAATTTGGAAATGGTACACTAGGAGATATTGCTGGAAATACAAAGGACATAGCCAATAATACTAAAGAAATAACAGATGAAGATTTAAAATATTTAATAGATATAGCAGAAAGAGATACTATAAATAGATTTACAACGGTTCCATTAACTATAAATATGACTAACAATAATAATATTGATAGCGAAACAGATATTGATGGAATAGTTAACTCTTTAACCAAAAGGTTAGAGGAAGAATTAGAATATATTTCAGATGGAGTACATGAATAGGAGGAATTTTTATGGCATATTATTTTTATTTAGGCAATGTACTTCTTCCCATTCCTCCTAGCAAACTTGAACTAAAAATAAGTAATAATAATAAGACATATGATTTGATAAATTATTCACAAATAAATGTTTTAAAAAACCCAGGATTGTCAAGTCTGGAATTTGAAGTTGTATTACCAAATACAAAATATCCTTTTGCGATGTATAAAAATAATTTTCAAAATGCTAAATATTATTTAGGTGTATTAGAAAATTTAAAAGTCAATAGATCTGCATTTCAATTTATAGTTGTTAGGAAATTTCCAAATGGTAAAGACATTTTTAATACTAATATTAAAGTGGCGTTGGAAGAATATACTATAACTGATACAACAGAAGAAGGTTTTGATACAAAAGTAAAAATAAAACTAAAACAATATAAAGAATATTCAACAAAAAAGGTACAAGTAACAATAAAACAATATAGACCACCAGCAGTTACAAGAACAGTTACAACTAATAATACCGCAGTAGCAAAACCAAGTGGGCAAAATTATACAGTAAAAAGAGGAGATTGTTTATGGAATATAGCAAAGAGATTTTATGGAAATGGTGCTAAATATACAACTATTTATAACGCCAATAGAAGTAAAATAAGAAATCCAAATTTGATATATCCAGGTCAAGTTCTATGGATACCATCATAGGAGGAAAGAAAATGAGCCAACAATTATTAATTCAAAATGGAAATACTGTATATGAACCAGTTGTTCAAGATGAAATAACTTGGACAACTGAAAGAAAAGGTGCTGCTGGAAAACTAGAATTTAAAGTTGTTAAGGATGAAATAATTAACTTTGAAGAAGGAAATCCAGTAGCATTTAAAGTTGATAATACAAATTTATTTTATGGGTTTGTGTTTAGAAAAAAGCGTGATAAAGAACAAATAATTAAAACAACAGCATATGATCAACTTCGATATTTAAAAAATAAAGATACTAGAGTATATGTAAATAAAAGAGCAGATGAAGTAGTACGCTCTATTGCTAGTGATTTTCAATTGAATGTTGGAATGCTTGAAAATACAGGATATGTGATAGCAAAAAAGACTGAAAGCAATCAGTCTTTATTTGATATTATATTAAATGCACTAGATGAAACAATAAGAAATAGAAAAGAAATGTATGTTCTATATGATGATTTTGGAAAATTGTGTTTGAAAAACCTAGAAAGAATGAAAGTGGGATTAGTCATAGATGAAGAAACTGGAGAAAACTTTGATTATGAAAGTTCCATAGATTCAGATACATATAATCAAATAAAGCTTACATACGATAATTCCGACACAGGAAAAAGAGAAGTTTATATGGCAAAAGATTCAAGTAATATTGAAAAATGGGGAGTATTACAATATTTTGATACAATAGATGAAAAAACTAATGGAGCAGTTAAAGCAAGAGCACTACTAGATTTATATAATCAAAAAACACGAAGCCTCGAAATAAAAAATGCATTAGGAGATATTAGGGTTAGAGGTGGTTCGCTTATAATAGTAAATCTGAATTTAGGAGATGTTAAGCTTCAAAACTTTATGTTAGTAGAAAAAGCAAAACATACTTTTAAAAATGGAGAACATTTTATGGATTTAACATTAAGAGGCCAAAACTTTATATCTCAATAGGGGGAAATATGAGTAGTTCATTAGGAGAAGTAATAAAAAAAATGGCAGTAGGAGCAAATGATGCAAATGCTCCTACTTCTGTTTTATTTGGAACTGTAACAAGTGTTGAACCACTTGAAATAACAGTTGAACAAAAATTAAAACTAACAAAAGAATTTTTAGTACTTACTAAAAATGTTAAGGATTATACAGTAGATGTAACTATGGACTGGAGTACAGAAAAAACATCATTAAATGCTAACCATAACCATACTGCAGATGTTAACTCAAATATAAGTGTTTCATCTGATATATCTCCAAATGACAATAATCAAAAAATAACTAATAATGTCACAGGAGAAATAGGTGTATCAGTAAAACAAAAAGATATAAATTTAACACATAAACATAGTATAAATGGGACTAAAAGTATAACAGTACATAATGCATTAAAAATTAACGACAATGTTATTTTAATACAACAGCAAGGTGGAAATAACTTTGTTGTACTAGATAAATTTTAAAAGAAAGGTGGTAATAAGATGACACCTAATACAGATAATATTGTAATAAACAATGTGCAAGATACAATAGAACAAACAAGCAAGACATATTATTTGAATATAGAAAAAAATACTATTTCAAAATTTTGTGATGGTATTGATGCAATGAAACAGGCTGTATATTGTATATTAAATACAGAAAGATTTGAACATCTTATTTATAGTTGGAACTATGGAATCGAACTAAAACATTTAATCGGGGAAAATACAACTTTTGTAATTCCTGAATTAGAAAGAGTAATAACCGAAGCATTATTACAGGATTTAAGGATAACAGAAGTAAAGGACTTTGATTTTGAAATAAACAGAAATGAAATAAAAGTGAAATTTACAGTAGTTACAAATATAGGAAAATTTGAAGCGGAAAAGGTGGTGAGTGTTTAATGAGCGTAGTTGATATAGATAAAATTGAGAATTTAGATGAATATTTTGACTATGACACTATTCTACAAAGAATGCTAGATACAGTACCTACTCAAATTGATAAAAGGGAAGGAAGTATTATATATGATGCTTTGGGACCTGCAGCAGCGGAACTAGCACAAATGTATATTTTGTTAAAAAATAATATAGATTTGGTTTTTGCAGATACTGCTGTAGAAGAATATTTAGATAGATTAGCAAACCAAGTTGGTCTTACAAGAAATGAAGCAACATATGCAATAAAAAAAGGAATATTTTACGATGAAAATGATAAGTTGATGGACATAGATGTAGGAGAGCGATTTACAATAGAGGATATAGTATATAAAGCGACCGAAAGAATTGAAAAAGGAATCTATAAAATGGAATGTGAAACTGCTGGAGCAATAGGAAATAATTATGTTGGGAATTTAATACCAGTAAATTATATAGAAAATTTAGCAAAAGCAGAACTAACAGATATTTTAATTCCTGGAGAAGATGAAGAAAGCGACGATTCTTTGAGAAGTAGGTACTATGAGACCACAAGTGAGCAAGGGTTTGGTGGAAATATAATTGATTATCAAAATAAAACAAAAGAGATAGCCGGAGTTGGTGGTGTAAAGGTTACTCCAATATGGAATGGGCCAGGAACCGTTAAACTTACAATATTAGATAGTAATTTTGATAAGGCCTCACAAGTTTTAATTGATAAAGTTCAAAAAGAAATATGCCCTGATTTTACAGATGAAGGATTAGGAATTGCCCCAATCGGACATGTTGTAACAGTTGATACAGTTAAGGAAATTGAAATTTCTATAATTTCTACTGTTACAATATCTGAAACTACAACTATTGAAAATGTAAGAAAACAAATAAAACAATTAATAAATGATTATTTCTTACAATTAAAGCAAAATTGGGAAAACACAGAAACCATTATTATAAGAAAATCTCAAATAGATACAATAATTCTAAATGCAGATGGAGTTATAGATGTAGCAAATACAGTTATAAATAATAAGGCTTCAAATATAGAATTACAAAAATTTGAAATTCCTACATTGAAAGAGGTGACATTAAAATGAAGTTAGTAGAATATATGCCACCATTTCTAAAAAATGTAGTTGAATTTAATAAGATTTTTGATGCAGAAGATGTAGAAATCGAAAGTATGAGGTATTTGATAGATAGTATATTAAGAGAAGTAATTGTAAAATCTGCTAGGACTTATGGATTAGATAGATATGAAAAAATATATGGAATTACAAACAAGGCAGAAACAATAGAAGCAAGAAGGATGAATATTCTTTTTAAAATGAATAATAAAGTGCCATATACATTAAAATGGTTGATAAATACTTTAAATGAAAGCATTGGAAAAGATAACTATAAATTAGAAGCCAAAGATTATGAATTACATATTACTATAAATTTGGTATATACTGAAGCAGCAGAAATGTTAAAAACTAACTTGATAAAACAAATACCTGCAAATATTATGTTAGATTACAAGTTGGAAACAAAAGCAAATGAATTTATAGGTGCAGTAATATCAAGTCAAGATTATATAAATCTAAATGCAATAGCATTTGAACGAAAAGAGGATATAACAATTATACAAGAAAATAATATTGGACTAGTTGTTTCTAATATGGAATATATGAATGTTGATCCGAACACAGATATAATACTAGAAGATACTATATTAAATGCAGATGAAAGCATAGGTTCTAAAGTGTCTAGGCAAGATTACATTGACTTAAATATAACTACAGAAGAAAAAAAGGAAAATATAAGTATAAATCAAAATACTAATTTAGGTTTACAATTAGCAAGCCAAGATTATATTGAAATAGGAGGTAAAGATTAAAATGGGATTTGAAAAAGTCTATATAACAAAGCAAGGTGCCCTATTGGCAGCAAAAACATTGCAGGGAAAGAAAATACAATTTGACCATGCTGAAATAGGTAGCGGAAATTTGAGTGGTAATGCTGCAGATAAAACAGCGTTAACTACAAAAGTATTAGAATGTCCAATTGAAGAAACAAAAATAACAGGGGATACACAAGCAAGTGTATCTTTTATTTTTAAAAATACTGATGCAAAAAGTGCATTTTATTTTAGAGAAATTGGATTATTTGCAATTGATCCGGATACAAAAGCAAAAGTATTATATGCTTATGCAAATGCAGGAAGTAATGCAGAATATATAAATAATTCTATTGCTGAAAAAATAGAAAAACATATTCAAATAAATGTTATTGTTGATAATGCTAGTAATGTTACAATTACATTAGATTCTACTCAAATATATGTAACTGAAAAAGAATTACAAGAAGCAATAACTGAAGCTAGAGAATTTGTTGGGAAAAATTATGGTATTAGAAGAAAAATTGTAGATAATGTTCTTTCAAAATGGGAGAGAATTTGTGATAATACAGGTTTGGTTGCAAATGCAACAAAAAATGGGGATGAAGTTCAAAACGATTTTGATAATTTATATCCATGGTCTGATATAATTACATATAATTATGATACGAAAAATAAAAAAATAACAGCATTTTATGGAGAACCAGGTTTTAAATTTGATGGAACAAATGGAGAAGTACTTACAAGGATTCCAGAATTTTGGTTCAAAAGAGAAGTTAAAGGTGATTATGAATATATTTATATATCTGATTATAATAGAGCAGGTTATAAACATAGTAAAGAATTTTCTGTTGGTAGATATGGAATTAGCATAGATGCCGAAGGAAATGCTCACAGCATTAGTGGAACAATTCCTGCATATAACAAAACAATAGCAGCATTTAGAACTTTAGCGACTGCAGTAGGCGAAGGATTTTGTCAAATGGATACTAGATACTTTATATTACAATTGTTGTATTTAGTTGAATATGCTGACTATAATTCTCAAAGTAAACTAGGTAGAGGAGTATCTGAATGGTTTAATCAAAAAGCCTTAATTGCTGAAAATAATGTTAACAGAATAATTGTAGCAAATTCAAGTAATATGTATGTTGGTAGAAATGTATCAATAGGAGCAACTGATGCTTGGAATAATTCTGTAGCATCAGAAAGAACAATAACCAAAATAGAAGAATTTTCTAATGGAAGTGTAACTGGTAAGGCAGTGTATTTTGATGGAGCTGCCGTTAATATAGCAGTAGGAAATGCTTTGTGGGGAATAGGTCAAAAAGCAGGACAATGTGATGAATTAGGAATGAAATCAGGTTGTCTATCAAATGACGGATGTCATTCAGTTATATATAGAGGAATTGAAAATGTGTTTAGTAATATGTTTACTGCAATAGATGGGCTTAATATTAAAGATTATGTGGCATATGTTTGTGATGATCCTACTCAATATGCTTCTGATAAATTTGTTGCTCCTTATAAACCAGTTGGATATACAAATTTAAAACAAACGAATTGCTATACAAGTAAATTAGGATATGATGAAAATTATCCTGAAATAGCAATACCAATAGAATCAAATGGAAGCTCTGGTACAGGAACTTGCGATTATTATTGGTGTGCAGAAGGAAACAGAATAGCGTTTGCTGGGGGTGGTTTCAACTTTGGTGCTAATGATGGGTTCTT